CAGCAGTTCATCGTCTTCATCTTTCAGCAGCTCGTCATCATCCTTCTCCTCGTCCTCATCTTCGAGTTCATCCTTCAGCTTCAGCAGCAGTTCTTCCTCGTTCAGTTCGTCCTCGTCGTCGAGCACGTCCTCGTCCTCGTCGTCTACGTCGTTCAGCGAGTCGTGCTATCTGTTTACAGAGACCGAGCACACAGTCGGAGCCTGCGTCAAGACCGAGCATGCTGACAGGCCGTGGTATATGACCGAGCAGCCGTGCGTGAGGACGAGGAGGAAGTGACACATGTCTCTCAGGGCAAACCAGGACATGCTCAAGGAGCGGCTGATCCAGAAGTGGATCGCTAAGGGACATTCCAGGCGGGGAGCCGAGATCCTCGCCGACATGGAAATGAGGAACGATCCCCGCCTGAAAAAGAAGTGATGCAGATAGGAAAGAGGGCTGGTCAGCCCTCCTGACTCCGGCCCCCTTCCAAAATCTTGTGCAGCGTCGGAACATGCAGGACGAGATGCTTTGTCCCTTCCGGCTTACTCAGAAGGCCGGGATGTTTCTTTTTGAACTTCTCGGTCCTGAGTGTCGTCGCCTTCCAGGGGCAGCCGACCTTTCTGAGCATCTCGGTATCCGTTATCTTGACCCACTCCACAGCAGGCATTATCATTGCTTGCTCCTTTTTCTGTCCGCGACATACGCGGCGATGTAAAGCCCGACCGCGCCTCCGATTATCCACCATCCGATCATCAGCTTTCCTCCTCCGTCATAGCCTTCGCTTCCTGCAGGGAGTTCCACAGCTTCGTCATCTCGTCCTGCGTGAGCGTCTGGAGGTCTTTCATCTTTTTGATCCTGCCCTTTCCGAGCACCTCGGTGATGAACGCATGGGCGGAATCTTTCGTGTTGTCGAAGTAGGTCATGACCTCCTTGTAAATATCCTCGGGCGAACCTGCGTAGAGAATCTCCCCCTCGATCACGTTTCCAGCTTCATTACCCTCCGCACAACTGTCGTTTTCCTCTACCGGCGTCTCGGGCTGTACGATTGTACTCTCCTGCTCGGTGGATGCCTTATTTTCCAAGTTGTTTTCTTCTTTCGGTTTTGCCTGGGACTCATCGACCTTTTCTGCCCCCCGGGTGAGCTTGTCCAGGATTCGGGCATTCTGCTCTGCTTTCGCGGGGCTGGACACTGTGACCTGTATGGGCTCCATGTCCATGGCCTCCTCCGCCATGACGAGGCCGCGCAGGGCGTCGGCGAAGCGGTCGCGCAGGGCGAAGCTCCTTGCCCGTAGCTGCATCATGCGCTTCCGGGAAGTCTGCCAGGGGCCGGGTTTCTTGTCGTATCCGCCGAGGGTCACGTCCTTAAGGCTGAAGGTCTGCGTGTGGGGCTCGAAGCCTTTTCTCTTTACGATGCATACAGCCGTTCCCTGCTCGTCGAAGTATTCCTTGATCCACTCGAAGTCCTTGTGCGTCTGGCACACCGCGAGCATGGAGTCCCCCCACAGGCTCGGCCTGCCGTTGATGACCGCGATGTTTTGGATGCTCGCCATGGGAGATAGTCCGACTTCCGCGCCCATCTGCATGGCGATCAGGACGTTCCCGGGCTTGTCCTTGAAGTCCTTGGGCGCGAGGTCTGACTTTGCGATGACCGTCGCAAAATCCATTGCCTCCTGCATGGTCTTAGGCACGACCTGATACGGCTTCTGCCGCTCCGTTGCCGGTAACTGCTGCCCTGTTGTTGCCACCATGTTCTTTGTCGTCATCCTGCTTCCTCCTCGTTATGCGTTTGCGAACATGCCCCGGTAGAGCAGGTACAGCTCGTCCGAGATCTGCCGCCTATCCTTTTTTATCCTCGCCGTTAAAGCGACCACTGTCCATCCCGACCATTCCTCGCTCTCGAAGATCGGGAGCCTTTTTTCCCGCTGCGCCTCTTTCTCTTTCATTGTCGTCCTCCGACAAAGCACAGGCCAAATGCCTGTAATTATAAAATATCAGCCTTCCCCGTCTCCCCAGGCGATACCTGTATGCGATTGCATGCACGCCGGGGATCACCTCTTTCCGGCATACACTACAGATTTTCCGCTTCGATCTCGGGTGCTGCATCTTGCTGTCCGACACGGGCGATCTCCTTGCGCTTTACATACAGCGGCCTCTTGACGACCTCTTTGGTCTTGTACTTCCTGACCAGCTCGGGATCTTTGGAGAGGGCGTCGGTGTCCCACATATAGTAGGGCTTCTGGTTCTTCCAGGTAACTGCGTAATTGTGCATCTCGCCGATATAAACACCGGCCTCGGCGTCTCCCATAGCCAGCTTGATCTCCTCGGCGGCTTCCTTCTTCGCCTTCTCGAACTGCTTGACGGCCTCGTTCGCCACGTAGTACCGGCGCAGGGCATCGCCGACCGGATCTTCGATGGTGATCTCCCTGCCCGGGGTGCTCGTGGGGTAGAGTCTCGCCAGCACTTCCTCCGAAATCCTGCCCTCTGGCGGCGTCCGGGCGAGTACGCACTGCCAGAAGTCCGCGTACTTGTCGAGCATCGCCCTGATAACCTCATCGTTCCTTGCTATTTCATAATACTTGAGGTCTCCCTCTCCGATCCAGGCGCAGGCGTAACCCCACTGCCAGCCCGTCACGATCATGGCATGCTGGACCTGCAGGTAAACATTGTCCGGGCAGGCATCAGCCCACTTCTCGGCCTGCCGCCATGTCGGGGCTTTGATCTCAAGCACTCCCGGACCTCGATCATCGACAGAGATAATCATGCGGTCCAGGTTGACCCGGAGGTAATCGATCTCCGGGTGCACTTTCTGGAACCGCTGCCGCCGAAGTTTCAGCCCCGTATCCTCGGCGAACATCTCCGCGATAACCGGTTCCAGGAGCTTTCCTCTTCGCGTATGCTGGTTGTCATTCTTTGGTGGCAGCTCGCCGGTCTTTTCGTAGTAGACCTCCAGCGGCGATCTGTACGGGTCCATGCCGAGCACTGCGGCTGCATCGCTTCCGCCGATCCCCTTTTTCCGCTCCTCGTGCCACTCTTTACTGTGTGATAGATTCATCCTTCCTCCTGTTGTGTTGTTCTGACCTCTTGCACTGTTATTTCCCGTACCGAGCAAACCATTCCCTTATCGTGAGCGTTGCCGTTGCCCAAAAATCGCCGGGAACATCGCTCCACACTATACTTTCCTCGGACTGGTTCGGCTTGTAAGCCCTGCAAAAATGGACAGTCCCATCGCTGTATTTCTCCTGCCTCCAGATCGCTTCCGGTGCACTGCTCATCTTTGTAATGTCGCGCTCCTTGAGCCACTTAAAAGCCTGCATCCTGCCAGCATTGCCCCATGCCCGTATCATTTTCGTTTTCATATTGTGCCCTCCTTTTATTTAACGCTCTTATGCCCTACTGCACCATTACCAAGTGGTATCCCTCAGCTATGAGCTGCCTCTCTAATGCCTGGAGAGCTGCATAGTCGGCAATTTCAGTCCTGTCCATATAACCAGCCCGGTTAGTCCAATAAGCTATCCTCTTCATTTCAACACCTCCTCTAACTCATCTGCCAGTTTGTCTGCAAACTCCGCCCATCTTTCTTCTCCAATTTCGCTTGCCAGGGCAATATCCTCGTCAGTCATGCCTCCCTCAGCGAAATTACCGGATGCAATCTCTCTGAGCCCGTTAATATCCATCTCGTCGATGTAGCCGGCCTGCATATACATTTTGAATTCCTCGTAATTCATCTCACACCTCCTATAGTGTTTTGATTGTCTAACCCTTATCCCGCCCGCCCCTGTTGCCAAGAGCGGGAGGGGAGAGGCTAGACCATCGGTAAGCCTTCCTCGTCGGCGCAGTTAAGGCATACCAACTGTGGAACATCCCCACGCACCACGGCCACCATGATATCGGTGGGGTGTGTCTCGCCACAGCACCCACACTCGAAAGTGCCGTCATTGTCGTCGGGATCGAATCCGGCAATCCTCAATGCCGCCTCTGTGTGCGTCATTCCCTGCCGCTCCATTTCCTCTAACTCCTCATCCCAATAATATTTCTCTCTCATTGTATTACCCTCCTTTTATTTAACGCTCTTATGCCCTTTTAACCCTTATTCTCTCTGCCCTCTGCGCCTTTTCCTCTGCGGATAGCTTCATGACTTCACCTCCTCAAGGTCCTTGAGCGTATACACTCCGAGGCACTTATCCTGAAGCCTGCCGTTACTGCC